ATGCAATCATAAAACCAGAAGTAGGACGTATTATATTTCTAGGTACACCACAAACAGAAATGTCATTATACAATGATTTGGAAGAACGTGGTTTTAAAACTAAAATATGGACAGCTTTATATCCTAGTAAAGAACAATTAACAGGTTATGGGCATAAGATAGCTCCAATGATTGCAGATATAACAGATAAAGAAGGTAAGCCTACAGACCCTAAGAGATTTGATGAAGTAGACTTATTAGAACGTATGTCTTCGTACGGACGTTCAGGGTTTAATTTACAATTCATGTTAGACACAACAATGTCTGACGCTAATAGATACCCTTTAAAACTTAACGATTTAATTGTATTATCAGGTTGTTCTAAATGGACAGAAGCTCCGGCTAAAGTACAATGGGCATCATCTCCAGAACAGATGAAAGCTATTGACCCTGAGATACCAAATGTAGGTTTAAAAGGTGACTACTACGTGGCACCAATGCATATTAGCCCTGAGTTTACGCCTTTTGAGGGGTCTGTTATGTCAATTGACCCTTCTGGTCGTGGGGAAGACAAAACAGCGTATGCGGTGCTTAAAATGCTTCATGGAGTGCTTTATTTGACCGCCATAGGTTCTTTAGATGGTGGTTACAGTGATGATACTATGGCTAGGTTGTCTCAGATTGCTAAACAACAAGATGTTAACTATGTGGTTATTGAGAGTAACTTTGGTGATGGTATGGCTACACAACTACTAAAACCTATTATGGCTAGAATACACCCATGTGAGATAGAAGAAGTAAGACATAATATACAGAAAGAAAAACGTATTATAGATACTTTGGAACCCATTATGAATAGTCACAGGTTAGTTGTTGATGATTTAATTATAAAAGAAGACTTTAAACTAGAACCTGACCATCAGTTATTTAGACAGATGACTAGGCTAACTAGAGACAAAGGAGCTTTAAGACATGATGACCAAATTGATGCTTTGGCTATTGCCGCTAATTATTGGGTACAACGTATGGACAGAGACCAAATATTATCGTACAACCAACACAAAGAAGATTTACTTGATGCAGAGCTCGAAAGATTTATGGAGACAGCCATTGGTAAAGAACCAGAAGAGGACAGATTTATATAATATGGAAAATACTTATAAAGTAGACTGGAAGTTTATATCCGGTTTAGAAGGAAATAACCACCATAAAGGCTATCAACCTACAGCTAACAGTGGTGTTACAATAGGTATTGGCTTTGATTTAAAAGACAAAACACCTCAAAGTCTAAAAGCTATGGGTTTTGATGACCTTTTAATACAGAGATTAGACCCATATTTGGGTCTTACAGGCTCACAAGCTAAAGGATTAGCTAAGAATTTAATAATGACTGACCAAGAAACAGACACTATTAATAGATTGTCTAAGGCTTTTTACACAAGTGATATAGCTAAACAATACAATAAAGCGGCTAATGGTAATAAATTTACCGATTTAACAGCCGCACAGCAGACTATAATAGCGTCTGTAGGGTTCCAATATGGTTCCCTTAGTAGAACGCCTAACTTTCTATCTGCCGCAGTTGAAGGTAGATGGTCAGATGTTGTCAAAGAATTGAATAACTTTGGAGATGACTTTAAGACTAGAAGAGAAACTGAAGCGCTCTATTTGTCGGACAGAATGTAATATCTCAGGAATATTTTATAAAAAATTCTGAGGTGGTATATCACTGTAGCGGCACCCGAGTTTCCCCCATACAATCACCAGTTGCGTGGCTGTAAGTGTCCCCTGAGTGAACTTTGTGTACACCTGAGCAAGGTATATATAAGAGTGAGAAGGTAAAACGGCGGCGGCGGTATACATAAAGAATATCTAGGCGTGCCCTCGAGCTCGTCTGTTTTTTTAGTTTGGTACACCTAGTATACACATAGAATACGCATAGACTACATATAGTATACACGTTATAATACATACTATATCTATTAAGGTTCCCGTATAAGATATATACAAGTCAATACAGTATATACTATGTGTATATATGTATGTGTGTATGTACTCAGGGTATACTTATAGTATATACTCAGGTGTCTTAGGTGTACTCAGTGCATATACACCTTATAACTATTCTAATGTAGGTATAGAATAGAGGTGTCTGTTTTTTTCTTAGTCATGCATATTGTGCATACCTGTTATGCAAAAATAACATTGGTGTTTAAAATTGTATCTGATATTGTGTTTTTATGTTCAATAATTTAAATACTTACCATGTGCTAACAGCAGTGACAGAAGGCTTAAGCTTAAGTTTTAAATTGTTTCTGACAGCCTCAGCATCATAGAGGTCACACGGGTGTGACAGCCCCAAATAAGTCGGACACCGCACCAGTAGAGATACGAGCCGGTCTAGCGCTTCAGCGTGATTGCTTTGAGCCAGTACAAACAAAATTATGTTTGTCTCATATTATTAATATGACTGATGAGCTACAGAATAGCGAAACAAACAAACTGAGGTTATTATGAAATATAATCACACTATACAAAAAATACTAACTCAGCACCACGCTGACAAGTTTAAAAACAAAGTTAGTAAAGAGGAGCATTTTAGAAATTATGCTAAAGAAACAGACAAAAACAAAAAAATTGAGATGTTAAGACAAGCGGCTCAAGAAGGGTGGATATAATTATATGGATATTGCACAAATTAATTTTCCAATTAATGACAATGACGGCGCTAAGTTAATGGCGCCGTTGTTAATTCAAAAAGAGTTATGCGCTGAGTTTGGCGGGTGTACAGCCTATGACGGCGCCGGCTCATGGGTCAGTGATGATGGTAAGTTATACGCTGAGCCAGTTAAGATAATACAAACAGCCTTTAAAAATAACTATAAGAATAGATTGTTTTTGAAAAACTTAGTTAAGAAATACGGCAAACTATCCAAACAAGAAGCCGTTTATCTTGCTATTAATAACAATGCTGATATAATTAATATTAAGTAACACTGATGAGCTATTACTTAGCGAAACTGAGCGGCGCCTTACTTTGCCGCTTAGTCTGTTACATAAGTAACTACAAACAAACAAAGGATAATACAATATGCAAAAACACTATTTAAGAACTACAAAAAACCTTTATAGTTGCACTGACAACGGTGTAACTGTTTATTACTCATACGTCACACCAGTGGCAATTAAAGACCCATTTGGCGTGTTACATGTGAGCGCTAATATATGGAGCTCTACAACTGGTAAACACTTAACATGGATTGACGGCGGGAGCGCTGAGGCGAAAAAACGTAGACTTGCACACGCTGACTTTAAAAAGTTAATGAATATCTACGGCGTAGAGCGTGAGTACTGGCTTAATTCAGGCTTTGTCAGACCTAAAACTGACACGGTGCCGGACATCATTAAGTTTGATGAGCAGTTACCGGACAGCCTGCAATTGTTAAAAATATAATCATGGATTTGTCAGAACTTGAAGGCGTCACTATTCAAAAAAATGTAGCCCTGAGCATTATTAAGGCGCATGGCTGTGAATGTGAGCTTAGCGACTTTTATAAAAACTTAGGAAACAAACAAACCTATTCGGCTATAAAACTATATCACTGGTTAGGTTATTAATAATAAACAGAGCGAAACAGCCCGCCATACGTGCGGGTTGTCTCATGGTTAAGCCATGACTGATGAGCTCAGTAAGTTCAAACAACCAAACATAGGAGCGTAGCAATATGAATATGCTATTTAAAATAATATATAACTATCTACACAAAAAAATGCTCGCTGATGAGCAAGCTTTTAGAAATAAAAGACTAGCCGTGAGAATGAAGTTAAACAACGGTTACAGCAAGGCGGGTCACTAATGCCTAATATCGTTGTATCTAACTTTATTAATGAGCGTTGGGTTGACCGGCTGTACCAAAATTTTAATAAGTCAGTATACTTGTTAAAACCTGATGGAACTGTTGACCCTTGCAAAGTAAAAAAGGTAAAATCAAAATACTATTTAACCAGTACGGGTAAATGGTTTAATAGTTCCGGCATGCGTATAGATGAGTCCGCCGGTCTTGATAAACGAGCGGAGCTTAGCAAGTTTCACTCTGAGCTTGAGAAAGCTGAGATTGACGCTAAGTTTCAAAAACTAAAACAAACAATAACAAAAGGACATTAATATGTACATAGATGCGTATAGTATAAAAGTAACTGGTAGTCAGTATAATCGTAAAGCTAAAAAAACAGATAAAAATGTTAAAAAAGTAGAAGTAAACAGTGTTGACTGTATTTCTTTAAGAGAGTTTACACATTTACTTCAAGAGTTTAAACATACACACGATTGTACTGACGTTATTATAAACGTTGAATTAAAACAACACAAATACGAAGAGTAACACTGATGAGCCTATTATGCGTGGTAAGTGAATACCACGTGGCGAAACTAGAGCCGGTACTAGCCGGCTTTAGTCTGTTACAATTTAACCAAACAAAGGAGCTAACAACATGATTGAACTAATACTCGAACTACCGTTTGAAGGTCATGTATTAATACTAGGTACAATAATAGCCGGTATAATACATGCAATGCGTGCACCTCAAAAGGAGCC